GTATTGTCGCTAGCGGAAACTGTACAAGCGAACGAAGACCAACTCAAGAAAAACGGCAAATCTGCTATCCTGCTATGGATGGGCGGTGGCCCTTCTACGATGGACATTTGGGATCTTAAACCCGGCGCTCCTACAGGCGGCCCGTTTCGTCCCATCGCTACCAGCGGAGATATTCAAATCAGTGAGCATATGCCTTTGATGGCTAAACAGATGCACAACGCTGCTATTATTAGGAGCATGAGCACTCGTGAAGCAGATCATATGCGTGGTCGCTATTATATGCACACTGGCTATGTCCCTAATCCCAGTATTGATCACCCTAGTTATGGATCTGTCCTATCTCATCAACTAAGACGGGAAAATTTGGCAATTCCACAGTTCATTTCCGTTGGTGGCGGTAGCATGGGAGCAGGTTTTCTTGGCGCTAAGTATAATCCATTTGTTGTAAACAGCGATGGAAGAATACGAAACCTTGACATGAAAGTAGATCAAAGGTTCTACCAAAGAGCCTACGCTTTAGATGCGATTGAAAATAATTTTATAAATCAAAGACGAGGGTCACTAGCAAAAGAACATCAGGCTATTCTTAAAGAAACATTTAGTGTCCTAACAAGCGCGCAAATGGATGCGCTTAAAGTCGCTAGCGAGCCTGAAGACGTAAAAGAGAGATATGGAGACAATAATTTTGGAAAAGGGTGCTTGATGGCAAGACGTTTAGTGGAAGCTGGCGTACCCTTTATTGAAGTTAATCTAGGTGGGTGGGATAACCATCAAAATATTTTCCCGACCTTAAGAGATACGAAATTGCCCATGTTAGATCAAGGCATGAGCGCGCTGTATGAAGATTTAGAGCAGCGTGGGTTATTACAAGACACAGCGATTATTTGGATGGGCGAGTTCAGTAGAACTCCTCGTATCAACGGTAATGCTGGTCGTGACCACTGGGCACGAAGCTGGAGTGTTGTTGTTGGTGGAGCTGGAATGAATGGCGGCATAGCCATTGGCGAAACAAACTCAGATGGTACTCGTGTTGAGACCGAACCTTACACATCTCAGGATGTCATGGCTTCCGTTTGTAAAGCACTGGGCATTTCTTTGGGAACTACGTTTACTAGCAACAGTGGTAGACCTATGAAGATCGCTAACTCCGGCAAGGTTATAACCGAACTGTTTGGTTAATATCATGAAATTTTTTAGAAACGCAGTGTATGTGTTATTTTCTCTATCTTTGCTAAATTTAGCGGGGTCTTTCTATATGTATAGACATATAATGAATAAGAGTGATGTAGTGCAGATAAGGATTCCTGTGTCAAAAGACCTCGAAGAACTGCCTTTACATGCAAAACTTAGAGATACACAGATATTACAAGCTATACTCATGACCCATCACCAGTTAGGGATACACAAACCCGGATCACAACCGATGTGTCCAATGTGTCGCGATACAGATTTACAAACAGTAGAAAAGGTTACATATAATAATGGCAAGACAACCGAAGAAGAAGCCCACAACTAGACAGCGCCGCAAGATACTACGACCAAAAACTAGAAATCAAGAACATTACATGGGTCAGATTAATAAGTCTGATGTTACGTTTTGCTCTGGGCCTGCTGGATCTGGAAAGACGAGCGTGTCCGTAGGAATGGCCTGTGAATATTTGATTGAAAAGAAAGTAGACAAGATTATAATTACTAGACCTGTAGTAGAGTCAGGAAGGGGTTTAGGGCATTTGCCGGGAACATTAGTTGAAAAAATAAACCCATACCTAATACCTATACTAGAAGAAATGAATCAGTACTTAACAAAGAACACTGTTGAGACGTATAGAAATAGAAATATTATTGAACTCTGTCCCCTAGAATATATGAGAGGGCGAAACTTTCATAACTGTTTTATGATCCTTGACGAAGCACAGAACGCTACGTTCGAGCAGATTAAAATGTTTATTACAAGAATTGGTAAAGACTCAAAGGCGGTAATAAATGGAGACTTAAGACAGTCCGATTTAGGCAAGCAACAAGGAGGTTTGCACACCTGTATGGAAAAACTAGTTGAGGTCTCCGGTGTAGGAGTTTGCGAGCTTGACTATAGCGATATTGTGCGAAGCGATATTGTATCCAAGATTCTCATGAGACTAAACAAGAAAGAAGAAGACGATGAACCTGTCAAGTATTTTTAGAGGACTTTTTCTAGCTGCCATTATTTTTATAGGCGTTAGAGCTGAATATAACAACAGCAAACTAGACAAGAGACTTAGAATTTTGGAAGAAGGTATATACTATAATACCACAGTATCAGACAACACAGCCATGAAGTTTGAGACATTTCTTCAAGCTCTTTCTAATGAGCTTCCAATAGAGGTCGAGGCTTACGCTACTGAGGCCGCAAGAAAAGTGGCCAGAGAAGTCACAATAGACACGCTAGAAGAATTTGCTGAAAATCTGAAAAAAGTAGATGTCAAACTCGATAAGTGATCCTATAATATCATAGATTATTTATAGGAGTTATACATGCCAACTTATGATTATGAATGTAGCGAGTGCGGCTACTACAAAGAGGTTTTCCAGAAGTTCTCTGAAAAGCCTCTCGTAAGATGTCCCGAATGTAAAAAACATAAGTTTAGAAGAGTTATTCTAAATGCCCCTCATGTTTCAGTGAAGGGCGAGCCTACTACTATTCAGCACCTAGCTGATCGCAATACTCAAAAGCTAGGCAAGTACGAACTACAGGCAAAAGAGCAAGCCGACAACATAGATAAGGTACGCAAAGACGCAGAAGCTAATAATCGCAGAAGAAAGATTAACAAGATGACTGCTGCACAGAAAAAGAATTATATTGAAAAGGGTGAATGATGTCAGATTTAACTAGGTCAGAGGTGCCGCATAGCGCTGTAATTAGAATACAGATCAAGATACACCAACAGCTAAAAGACGGTAGTCTTAGCCCTAAATATCTTTCTGTAGATGAACTAAATAAGCTAGGCATTGCGCCCTGCGCAGAGATGAAAATAGACGGTTTTGATAGAAACTCATGCGTTAAAAACGTATTAGATAAATTGGAGAAGTTAAATGGCTAGATGGGAAAATGAGGGTTTGGAAGGTCTTGATCTACCAGATCCTGAAAACAAAGTTTCAACTTACTATGGGCTAGGAGCAGAAGAATCAGCGCCTAATGATGCCTTTGTGAAGGTTGTTGATAATAATGGATTCAAAACTCATTATATAAAATTTGGTAGAGGTGAATTGCTTGACCCTTTGGGAGCAGATAAAGGAAAGCACAATCGCCCTTATTTTGACTATAAAAAAGTAAACCAAAAAGTTTATGCTTACTATATGCAATACTTAGAGAATAGAGAGCGTATCTTTTTGACTAGAGCTAGACGAGCATTAATGGAGATAAACTAATGACAAAAAAAGGACCACTTTCCAAGAAAGAAAAAGCCTACATTGAAGAAAACAAATCCCTTCCTGTAGAAGAATTAGCTGAGGAGCTTGACAGATCAGAAGCTTCCGTCAATAAGCACATTGCTACGCTAAAAGACGATGACAAGCCACAGAGTATTGCTGGTGAGCAATTCGCTAGAAACCAAAAGTATGGTGCCACAATCATGACTGAAAACGCTTCTATGGCTGGTGATGCAACTAAGGGTAGACGACAACCAGAAGAGAAAGAAGTCAATGTCGCAAAAAGACATAGAGGGGCTATCCATAAGATCAAAGGAGACTAGTAAATGATTTGCACAGTAAGGGATGACCACATCCGCAAGCTGATTATGGAAGACATTTCTATGACTTGGAAATGCACTCTAAATGATGGAACTGTAGTATGGGGTGATTACGAAAGACCCGGAGTTGAGGAAAGCCCTTGGCTGAGACTACAAAGATATTGTGAAGAGAACGACAAGTGTATTTGTAAAGCTCAGGTTATTGTAATGGGTGCCCCAGAAGAGGTTGTCTTTGAAGATGAGAACGGTCTTGATGGTTTCTTCATAGCTAGAGGTTTCTCTAGGGATATTGATATGGCAACCGGAGAAGGCCCTACCTTTCAGCACATGACCTTTGCTTTGCTAGAAGACAACCTAGAGTTTGTTGATGTTAAGAAGTACAGCTGGCCAGAATGTGAGTTTGAAGAATTTTCACAAAGAAGGCAGGCTTCACAAGAAAACCTTTCTTTTATGATATGGCGTAATGGCGAAACAAAGAAGTCAAGCGAGCAGGTTCAAGTCACCCTCAACGGGTGAGTATTGTACGGTAGGACAGTATCTAGCTGAGATCCTCGTACAGCGTAAGGCGGAAAAAGAGAACGTAGGTTCCCTGTCTTACAAGTTCTGGAATAAAACACGCAAAAAGCAATATGAGCTACAGGTAAAAAAAGTATATCAACTCATCCGTGTTTTTGGTGAAGAAGCTGTCTATGATTACATTATAAAGAAGAACAAAAGAGTATACAGCGCTGCGCCCAAGTGGGTTAAAGACGAGATAGAGAAACACAAGAAACGGCTTGACCGAAGACCTAAGAAGAAAAACGCAGAAGTTATTGAAGTCAATAAAGACAACATTGAATCGCAGCCAAGAAAAACATTTGGAAGAAAAACACTTTTTACGAAATTGAGGAATACTAATGGCAAAGACAAAGAAGAATGACCCATCCTTCATCAAAGATATTGTTAAAAAATATGGCAACGTAATATCAACGGGAAACCAAATCTTAGAAAGACGAAAAGATTACAAGGTTGTTAGTGTTAGCCCCGCTATTGACTTAGCTCTTAACGGAGGCATAAAGGAAGGTTCTTGGGTTATCTTGACTGGAGATCCTAAATGTGGCAAGACTACTACCGCCCTACAGATTGCGGCAAATTGCCAAAAAGAAGGAAGGCCAATCATATATCTTGATGCTGAAGGCAGACTTAAAGAAATGAATCTGCTTGGGGTTGATGGTCTCGACAAAGAGAAAATGCAGATCATCCATTCCGAAGATGAGCCACTCAGCGCCGAAGCATTTTTAGATATTGCTGTCAAGCTAGTTAGCGCAAAAGAAAATGAGGGCTGTGTCTGTATCATCGACTCTACGTCTTCTCTCATGCCAGAAAAAGAGTTAGACGGAGATATGACACCCGGTCGTGCTGGACTGCCAAAAATACTATCGGTGTTCTGTAAGAAAATGGGGCAGATCGTACCCAATCAAAAGGCGACTTTAATTATTATTACACACTTCATTGCCAATACCTCCGGCTATGGAGCATCTAGGATGCCAGACTGTGGCAGAAAAATCCAATACCAAGCCGACACAAGAATGGAGGTAAAGTCTATTAGTCCTTGGGTTCAGAGCGACACTCAAGTTGGACAAGCTGTTAATTGGAAAGTGGTATGCTCATCAATGGGATCTCCCGGAACTGAGTGTCAAAGCTGGATTAAATATGGGCACGGCATTGATAAGATTCAAGAAATTATCATGCTAGCTTTAGACATTGGACTCATAGCCAAAGCAGGGGCTTGGCTAACATGCGAGTTCATGCTAGGGCATGCCGATGTAGTTAAAAAAATCAAACCAGAGATTAACGAAGAAGACTCAGAAGCCGTGCTGAAAGCCGTCAAGTTTCAGGGGCAGGAGAGGCTATATAATTTTCTGCTTGCAAATGAAGAAGTCTTTGACATCTTAGAAAAAGAAATTAAGGGTATGCTATAATGTATGTAGAAGGTCTCGATGGTAAAACTTGGAAATGGAACCCCTCTAGAAGTCAAGCCTCGGTAGATGAAAAAAACAGATCTTCTTTACATAAAAAAGCAAGATCCATCTTGAAAGAAGTGTACCCTTATGATAGAATACTAGAGGAAGTGACGCTGCCGGGAACCAAAACAGGTTCTAGGAGGACGCTTTTGTATGCTGATCTATATGTACCTAATAGAGATTTGATTGTAGAAGTACATGGGGAACAGCACTTTAAATTCAATTCATTTTTTCACAAAGATAAGATGGCGTTTTTCAAAGCTCAGGCAAGAGACAAAGACAAAAGAGCTTGGTGCAAGCTAAATCATATGAATTTGATTGAACTAAATTACGACGAATCTGAAGAAGAATGGAGAGCAAAGTTTGACTAACGAAGAAAAAGCGAATGAATTTCTCCAGAAAGTTGATGACTGGATTGAAGATAGAAACGTAGATTTAACAAAGGCCAACGAGGAGGTCGATGGCATCATGGCCCTGACAGTATCGGAGCTAAGATCTCTCGATCAGCAAAAGGCACTTTCTTTTAGTTTTGTTTTATTTTCACATGCAGAATATTTACAGTCGTTACATAATAAAGAGAAGACAATAGTTAACTTTTGCACCGACAGTATTTGGTTTATAGTCGCAGACAAAATGGACAACTACGGTGGTCAGTATGCCAAGTGGGAAGTAAGATACTACTCTGCTATTAAAGAGAACCCAATGGCATCAGAATTAAATAGATTAAAATTATCAGCCGAAGCTAGAGTAAACAGAATATCAGGAAAGATTGATTCAGTAAAGAAGATGGCTACAGTCCTTCATGATATTGGAAAAAGACGAGGTTATTAATGAGTATCATACAGACAGCTAAAGACCTTCTTAGAAAAGGCATAGCGCTCAACGACGAAGAGTTAATACAAATGGCAAATTCTCTCTTGACCGAACAAGGGGATTCCGAAACACCTGTCCAGCCTGTAAAAGAAGAGGTTGTTACGCGGGATTCTTCGGTTGAGAGAGCCTCTGCCGATGACTTTACGGTTAAAAGAGAACAGCCACAGCAGAGAAAAGTGCCTGTCAATGAAATGGGATCTAGAAAGAACAGCTTTGTGGACGACGGAACAGAGCATACGGATATGGCAACGCCAGACTTTGTTCCTACACAAAGACGAAAAGCACCTAAAAAAGTCAAGCAACACTGTCAAGCCTGCTCAAAGACATTTGAGGTTAAAGAAGTTCACCGTAGAGACTGGTTCGTCTGTGATAAGTGTCTGGAGGACAGAAGAAGATAATGCCAGCACAAGATAACATAGACCAAATTGCACTTAAGATAATTGGCACAAACGGAATTTTTGTAGAGGCTGGGTGCAATCATTATAAAAATCAAAGCAACACTTTTACTCTAGAAGAGGCAGGCTGGTCAGGGATAGCCGTAGATTTTCAACAGGAATACAGAGATGGTTATCGTCGCCATAGACCAAAGACTAAGTACGAGTGTTGTGCAATCGTAGGCAAAGACTATGAGGGTGACACTATTGATGCCTTCGGTATGGGTTTTGCGGCAAACTGCTTACAGGCTCCCAAAAGCGAAATTTTGATTGCCTATGAAGACGAAAACCACAATCTAAAGATAGAAGACAGGACAAGTACATGTGTTGCTGCTAAAACACTGCAAACAATTTTTGATGAACATTCGCTTACAGAGATTGACTTTTTATGCATAGACCTAGAGGGTTACGAGCATGAAGCAATATCGGGAATAGATTTTGATAAGACAAGCATTAAGGTAATCTGTACTGAAATGCATGATGTGCCAGACTATAAAGATTATGATTATATGGAGTCTTTAGGGTACAAAAACTTTTATAACTCTAGTCCAGACGGAGACCAATACAAGGACGTTGAGTGGCACAAATGGTTTGCCAGAAAAGACATAGAGTTAGATCTCAATTTTTTAAAGGAACTATAATGTTTAAGAATAGACTACAACAAATTATTGCTGAGCGAAAAGCCGCAAAAAATAATGAAGAGACACCAACAGAAGAGTCAACTGGTGAAGCTGATACCCGAACAAGGGGCGAGATCAGGCGTGAAGAGAAAGAAGATCGTAAGGAAGACCGTCAGGAAAAAGTCAAAGAAAGACGGGAATACCGATTAGAGAAGCTGAACGCCGTCAAAGAAAAGATTTATGCGGTCGCCTCAAAGAGAAAGTGGTTGTTTTTTATCATAGCAGGTGCTATAGTAGCGTACCTAGTTATCTTCAAAGGTGGTTTTGGAGGTGGTGATATTTTAACTAAGATCAAAGGACTTTTTGGATAATGAAAAAAGCACTAACTTTAGAATGGAAAGATTTTTTGTTGGGCGTATTTTTAAGCGCAACTATTTGTATGGGATTCTATATTTTTAGAGGAATGTAATGAACTTAGGTATGCTCGCAATTACCACAGCCTCAATAATGTATTTGGTTGTGTGTACTTCTTGTATAAAACAAAAGGATTATCCACATGCTCTCATGTGGTTTTCTTATGCGATGGCTAATATTGGATTATTATGGTACGAGATCAAAAAGATAAGCGCAAATTAGAAGACTTAGCTGCAGAGAGGGCTGTGCTATCTGGCTTATGTCAGTACGGCCTTGATGCTTTGCTGGAGTCTGACTATCTTGAAGCGGAACACTTCACAGACGCAACAAATCAGATGCTGTTTAAGTGTGTCAAAAAGTCTCTTCAGGATGTAAACAAGGTAGAGTTGTCATCAATTCTTTCTGCCGCTAATCAGCTTGGGTTTTATGAAAATATAAACAACCAAGAAGAGGTAGGTTTTCTCAGGTCTCTGTTCAACTTTCCAATACATAAAGAAAATGTTGGATTCCACGCTGCGAAACTGGCTAAGCTGCAAATTGCCAGAGATGTCAAAAAAACTCTAGCTGTTTGCTCAACTAGAATAGATAAGATAACTGGCGATGAAGACATTAATGATATCATTTCGATTATAGAAACGCCCGTGCTGGATGCTACCGCCAAAATATACCAAAGGTCTGACAATAAACCAGAGGTTATTGGTAACGAAGTAGCCGACTATGTTGAGTTCTTATCTGAGAATAAGAGCGACATGCTTGGTATCAGCACAGGATTTCCAATTTATGACGAAGCGATAGGCGGTGGTCTCCGTAGGAAGTGTGTCGATCTAATTGCCGCAAGACCAAAGGTTGGTAAGTCGATGTTTGGAGATGCCGTTGCTATGCACGTATCAAAAAACTTAGATATTCCCGTACTTGTACTAGATACAGAAATGTCTAAAGAAGACCATCTGAATAGGATGCTGGCAAATATCAGCGGTGTAGAGATAAATACAATATCAAGCGGTAAGTTTGCAGATAACGAACTCAATCTTGAAAAAGTTGAGATGGCAGCGAAGCAACTTGAAGAAATTCCTTACCACTATGTTAGTATCGCTGGTCAGCCTTTTGAGAATATACTGAGCATTATGCGTAAGTGGATATATCAAGAGGTTGGATTTGACGAGACTGGCAGGACTAAAGATTGCTTAATAGTATATGATTATCTCAAGCTAATGAACTCTGATAGTATTTCTAATTCTATGCAAGAGTTTCAAGTCTTGGGCTTTCAAATAACACAGCTACATAATTTCTGTGTTAAATATGATGTCCCCTGTCTAAGCTTTGTACAGCTAAACAGGGATGGTATTACAAAGGAGTCAACAGACGTAGTTTCTGGGTCAGATAGACTAATTTGGCTTTGTACTAGCTTCTCTATATTTAAGATGAAGTCAGATGAGGAAATTGCCGATGATGATGAAGACAATGGTAATAGAAAGTTAGTTCCTATTGTAGCTCGACATGGTGCAGGATTGGACGATGGCGACTATATAAATATGAACATGTTTGGTAAGTTTGGTAAGTTGGTAGAGGGAGAGACTAGAAATGCTCTGAGAAAGAACTCTACCGTTCGAGATAAAGGTTTTGTTTCCGAAGATGGAGAGCAACCAACAAATATTGAAGATCTCTAATCAGCTATTCTCAAAGCTTCCTGAGCTATTGAAATATCTTGAAATTGATTTCATTGAGTACCCTAATAGATATGCTTTCGCATGTCCAATTCATGGTGGAGACAACCCAGAGGGGTGCTGCATTTTTCTAGATGGCAATAGCGTAAAAGGCAACTGGAACTGCTGGACAAATCACTGCGAATCTGATCACGGCAGGAACCTATTTGGATTTGTTAAGGGTGTCCTTGCAAATAAGGCCGACGGTAATCCTAATATATATGAGACCGTTAAGTTTTGCATGGATTTTCTAGGGTTAAGCGAGTCTGAGCTTAAGGACATCAAGAATGTAGATTCCAACAATGATTTAAAGCTGCTTGAAATTTTTCACAGAGATCCAGAGAGGTCAACTCCTGCCATAGACAGAGATCTAATTTTACAGGAATTAAACATACCAGCTAGTTATTATATTAACAGAGGCTACAGTGAAGAGATTCTTGCAAAATTTGATGTAGGACTTTGTAGCAAAAAAAATAAGCCAATGTCTAACAGAGTTGTTGTCCCAATCTATGATGAGGGCTATAATTATATTGGATGTATAGGCCGGTCGGTCTACGAAAATATGAAACCTAAGTGGCTGCACAGCAGAGGGTTTAGAAAAAGCTCTTATCTGTACGGCCTAAATTTATCTAAGGACAAAATACTAGAAACAGGCACCGCATTTGTAGTTGAAGGGCAAGGAGATGTTTGGCGGTTGCATGAGGCAGGTATAGAAAATTGTGTCGGAATATTTGGCGCAAACATGAGCGATGATCAGTTAGTATTGCTAGAAAAAAGTGGCGCATTAAACTTGGTAGTCCTGACAGATTATGATGAAGCTGGACATAGAGCCGCTGAGCAGATAATGAAGAAATGCGGCAGGCGATTTAATTATCACAGACCAAACATATCGCAGAAAGATATTGGCGATATGACAGTAGAACAAATAAATAATGAAATACTTGAACAGTTAGAAGGAGTATTAGTATGACTAGAATCTTGGCGTTTGCTGGCAAAAAACAATCCGGCAAAAATTCATGTTGTTCATTCTTGCATGGATACCAAATGAGGTCTTATAATGTAATAGATGGTTTTGATCTTTCCGCAGATGGACACCTTGTTATAGATACGGTCTCTGTAGATGAAAACGGTGAGAAGAAAACCACAAAAGGCGCTCTTGATGTAACGCGCACCGACCTTGAGTTTGGCATGTGGGCGGCAGAGAGTATGTGGCCTTTTATTAAGCACTACTCTTTCGCATCATCTCTCAAAGAGATAGCTACTGGTCTTTTTGGATTAACAAAGCCACAGTGCTATGGTACAGATCTAGATAAGAACAGTCTAACTTGGATTAGGTGGGAAGACATGCCCGGCTATGAAGGCGAGAACGAAGGCAGGATGACAGCTAGAGAATTTCTACAGCACTTTGGGACGGACATTTGTCGCAAGATTCATCCAGACATTTGGACTGATAGAACACTGAGAAACATTAGGGAAGAAGAGTCTTTATTTGCTGTTATCTCAGATTGCAGGTTTCCCAACGAGGCCGAAGCAGTTCAAAGAGCTGGTGGCAAAGTTATACGATTAACTAGGGGAGATGATTCAGATGACGCGCACTCTAGCGAGACAGAAGTCAACAATATAGAATACGACGCTGTGATTGATAATAAAGATCTTAGCCTTTTAGAAACGAACAAAGAAGTTATTTCTCTCTTAGAACAATGGGGTTGGTTGGGAGATGTGATACAACCCGTAGTACCGGAGCCAGTTGAGGACAAACCTGAACTTGTTGGCGGTATCAAGAAAATCAAGGAATAAATATGTTAGTTACATACATACGTAGCTCTAGTTACAACAATTTTGAGTATTGTCAAATGCAGTACTTTATGACCTATGTTTTAGGTCATCAGACCGTATCTGGCAAGAAAGCTCAGCTGGGAACTGTCGTCCATAAAGTTATGGAAGTTCTAGCCGGTTGTAAAAAGCTACACCAAGATAAGGCCGAGCTATTGCTTGAGGATGACGCTATCGGAGAGGTCGAGTTTACTAAACGTAGACTCGGAACAAAGAAATTTGTAAACGAAATCCTTAAGCGTAGCTACGACCATTACACATCTAATTGCACTCATCATTACACTAATGCTGACTATAAGTTTTGTGATAAAACGACTTGGGAAGCGTTGACTTATGAAGATGGAATCTTTGATCCTCGCAACAGAAATATCGTAGCTGCTGAACCACAATTTGATATTGCTATAGAAGAGGACTGGGCCAAATATGAGTACGATATGCCAGACGGAACTACCGTTGAGGGTCGGCTAGCTATTAAAGGTACTATTGACTTAGTGACCGAAGTTGATGACGGAGTTATCGAAGTTATCGACTGGAAGACAGGACGCAGGCTTAACTGGGCTACAGGAGAAGAGAAGACTTATGAGAAGCTGTGTAAAGACCCACAATTAATGCTGTATCATTATGCAATTTCTAAACTTTTCCCTGAATATGAAGACGCGATTATGTCGATATACTTCATTAGGGACGGTGGGCCGTTTAGTATTTGTTTTGAGGAAAGCGACAGGCAGAAGTTCTTGGGGATGCTGAAGGACAGGTTTGAAGAGATTAAGAAGACAACCAAACCAAGACTGCTTTCTAGGAATCAATCTCACTGGAAATGTCAAAAGCTTTGTGACTTTTGCAAAAAGGATTGGCCCGGAACTAATGAGAGCATGTGTAGGCATGTTAGCAATCACTTAGAACAGTTTGGAATGTTAGACACAATACAAGAATGTACAAGAGAAGGTTTTGATGTTGGATATTATGAGGCGCCCGGATAATGACTAAAGAGCAAACGGATACTCTCAAAAGAGGTAGACTTTCCAATGAAGAACGTATTTATATTGTTAGGTATGCAGCAGAAAAGTCTCCACAAGAAATTGCTGACGACTTAAATAGAACCATAGCGCCTGTTATCAGATATCTCGATATGAATTATCCTTCATGGAGAGAAGTGACTCCTAACCCAATTTTTAGAACGCAGCAAGAGGAGCATGATGAGTCGGCGCAACAGTCCATTCACAGTCAAATTGTTAAATTGTCACAGCAGACAGGCATGACCTTCGCTGAATCTAAGAGAGCTATAAGAACCGAGATACAGCCCGGAGCTAAAACAATAAAAGACTTGAGAGATTTGGTCGAAATTATCAACCAACAAAAAGAATTTATAGCTGCACTAGTAAACGAGATACAAGACAAAGAAGAGTACTGGTCTAAATGTGCGGCAGATTATGCCGCCGCGCAACTGGCTCCAGAAAGAAGAGATCTAGAGTTGCAGAGAGCTAAAGTGCATGCGGAGCTTATGCATATGCATGACATGCCGCAACCCCCAGCACCAGAGTTCACTAAGGAATCGGCATCTAGATATGTTGAGCATGGCACTTCTGGGATTTACTTTGCGTGGGAAAACGGCGAAGTTGTTTATGTAGGCAAGGCTGATGACATTAAAAGAAGACTTTCAGGCAAGCACCACAAGATTGAAGATCACATGCCCATATCCTACATTAAACTTCCGAGAGGTATGCTCTACAGAACTGAGTGTTTTTACATATGGCTACTAGGGCCAATGCTAAACGGTGAAATTGTTAAAGACTCTTATCATGTTGGAGACACACACGAAGGTGTCAGTGAATCAATATTCTTACTAGATGAAGGACGCAAAGATGATTGAGATAAAAATTACAGAAGAAATGAAGAAGCGCGCTTGGGCTAAGTCTAGAGAGATGGGTGTAATACGCAACTCCATCATGAAGGGCGGCGGAAATATCGCAGGTTTTTTAGGAGAAGAGGTTGCAAACGTAGTTATTGATGGTACAATTAATAACACATACGATTACGACATAGTTTCTAAGTCAGGCATCAAGTACGATGTTAAGACAAAGAGATGCACCTCAGAACCTAAACCGTTCTACGAGTGTTCAGTTGCTAATTTTAACACAAAGCAAAAATGCGACAGGTACGCATTTGTTAGAATTGAAAACAAGAACAAGCGATGGGGTAGAGCTTGGGTCTTAGGATGGCTAGAGCATGATGAATATTTTGAAAAAGCCAAGAAGCTGACTAAAGGCCAGATAGACCCGTCTAATGGGTTCATAGTTAGGGCTGACTGTTACAATGTTGCAATCTCAGACTTAAAAAGATTTAGACACAGAAAGACTACATAGGATTATTTAGATGAGTTGGACTCCACTAAATGTAAAAACTCACTTCAGTCTACAGCGAGGCTTCTCAAAGCCAGACAAGTTAGCTAAGAAGTGTAAAGAGTTTGGATACAAAGCGTGCGCAATCACTGATATTAACACTATATCAGGGGCAGTTACGTTCTACAAAGAGTGCAAGAAGAACGACATTAAGCCCATTATGGGATGTACTCTAGAGTTTGATAACGGCAAAAAGAAAACTGTTATCGCTAAGAATAAAGCTGGCTGGTATGCGCTGATTGACCTTGTTTCTAAGAAGAACATGTATGAAGATGATGTAGTGTATAAACTAACGGAAGCTTCGCTTGATAAAAATCTTATCTGCATAGACGGATTGAAGCAATATTCTGCATACTACGTAGAAGAGAATGAAGCAGAGGTTCATAGGATACTTCTGTGTTCAGGCATGAAGACTACAATGTCTAAAGTCAAAGGTAAGCTCGACTCCTTCAAGCACTTGAAGCCCTTTTTCTCGTCAGACAAGTTTTACTTGCCGACTATAGAAGAGGTCAAGTCTAAGTACACTGACGAACAGATTGCTATGAGCAATGAAATAGCAGATCAGTGCGAGGAATACGACATTTTGGGTCAGCCAATGCTGCCTGAGTTCGACTGTCCAGAAGGATACACCGAAGACGAATATCTTAAGCAGCTATGTAGAGATGGTTGGCGAACTTTACTCGCTGAAACTGGCAAAGTAGATGACGACCAAAAAAAGCAAGAGTATCTCGACAGAATCAAGAATGAGATGGACGTTATTTTTGACGCCAGACTGTCTGGTTATTTCCTAATCGTTCAGGATATTGTAAACTTTGTTAGGGAACAAGGCTGGTTGCCGGGGCCGGGAAGAGGCTCTGCTGCCGGATGTCTTATCTCCTACCTGATTGGTATCACGGAGATTGATCCGATTGAATATGACCTAATTTTTGAGAGATTTTACAACGCTGGACGTAACACTGAAGATCATGTATCCCTACCTGATATCGACCTAGATGTGCCAGCAGAAAAACGCGATGAAGTTATTGCCTATATCAAGACAAAATACGGCGAAGACAATGTATCACAGATGATTACCTTCAACAAACTACAGGGTCGCGCTGCTCTTAAGGAAGTCATGAGAATAAATAGCAATGTTTCTTTCTCTGAGATGAATGAACTTACTAAGAACATTCCCAATGAGGCAGATGTATCAGACCTTTTAGAGCAAAGCGGCGAGAAGTCTTTAATCAGATGGACTCTATTGTATCAACCAGAAATTCTAGATAGATGGTGTAAAGTCAATAGTGAAGATGACTTAATCGGGCCACTATCTTCTGTGTTTCAACAGGCTATGGATATTGAGGGTACTATAAAGTCTCAAGGCAAGCACGCCGCCGGAGTGATTATATCATCAAATAAATTAAATGAAGTGTGCCCAATGGTACAGGACAAAAATAACAACCTCGTCGCTGGTTTTGAAATGGGAGACCTTGAAGAGCAGGGGCACGTTAAATTCGATATACTAGGTATTGACCTACTAAGTAAGATAATGGAGATAAAAGAATAATGGATATCAAAAAGGATTACAAATCAGTCATCTTTTCTGGATGTGCGATTGAGTACAAGGATATTAGTTTATGCAATTTAGGAAACTATATTCCATCAAGAAATGGGATGTCTCGTACTTATCAAGTACACTCTAAGAGGTTAAAGTTTAGCAAAATTTATAAGAGTATCGACGATGCTGTTGATATGTTCATAGAACTAAAAAGGAAAGCGTAATGAATTATAGAGATATTATTGTTTTTGACTTTGAAACAGGGTCTAGAAACCCACATAAGACGCAACCTACCCAGATTGCGGCAATAGCTCTTCATGGCAGACGATTAACGTTGCAGCCCGGCGGAGTATTCAATAGTGAAATCAGACCCATTCTCGACGATAAGAAGGCTATTGAGGCAGGATTCGATCCTATCGAAGACGAGGCGCTTCAAATCACTGGGAAGAACCGCAAGGACTTAGCAAAAGCACCGTCACCAAAAAGTGTTTGGCAAAAGTTTGAGGATTTCTGCAACAAGTTCAACTTTAGAGGAACCTCTTATACGGCTCCGATTGCAGCAGGCTATAACATCATTGGCTTTGACCTGCCAATCGTCCAAAGGATGTGTGACATGTACGGCACGACTGACTCTAGAGGGAGACAGACTGTATTTAATCCAATTTTTAAGTTAGACCTAATGGATATGGTATTCTCTTGGACTGAGAACAATAAAGACTTCAAGAGCCTTAGTATGGACTTTCTTAGAGAGTATATGGGTTTTCCTGAAGAGAGCAAACAGAACGCTCACGATGCCCTACAGGACGTTAAGGACACGGCTAACATATTGATTAAGTTCTTAAAGTTCCAACGTAATATTTCAGAAAAGACTAAGTTTGAGAAAGCATTTGCAAATGGCGAATTCTACGTTTAATATTGACAACTTTAATGATGATAAAACTTGGGATCTAATCTGTGAAGGATATACCAAAGGAGTCTTCCAGTTAGAATCTCAGCTCGGTAGATCTTGGGCAAAAAGAGTACGCCCAAGAAATATTGAAGAGCTAGCTGCATTAATTTCGCTTATTCGTCCCGGCTGTTTGAAAGCTTTTACCGAAGGCAAATCTATGACGCAGCACTATGTTGATCGTAAAGCGGGCATTGATGAGGTAAAGTATCTGCATGATAGCCTTGAGCCAATTCTGAAAGAGACATTTGGGGTTCTTGTATACCAAGAGCAATCTATGAAGATAGCTCAACAGCTTGCTGACTTTGATCTCAAAGAAGCCGACAATTTACGAAAGGCTATTGGCAAGAAAAAAGCTGGGCTTATGGCTGAAATCAAGGGCTCCTTTGTGCAGGGGGCTATTAACAAAGGTATTGATGAAGAGACATCAGAAGAAATATTTGGATGGATTGAGAAGTCGAACAGATACGCATTTAATAAGTCACACGCTGTTTCATATGCCGTCAACGCATACAGAAGCGCCTACTGCAAAGTTCATCGACGGGTTAGGTTTTTTGAATCTTATCTTAATCACGCCCAGAGAAAGCCAGATCCTCAACAGGAGATCAAGGAACTAGTATCTGATGCTAAGCTATACGACATAGAGGTATTACCTCCTAGAGTTGGCCATTTCTACACAGACTTTACTGCTAATGGGGACAAGATATATTTTGGCATCACAAACGTAAAGGGTGTTGGTACTGCTGAGTCTAGGAAGATGCTTGATTTAATCCCTCAAATAGAGAAGAGGCTCGGCAAAAACTTCTCAGATTTTACTTGGCTAGATACGCTTTTAACGCTAGGCTTCAAAGTAAACAAGACATGCATGGAATCCCTAATAAGTGTCGGTGCTTTTAATGGTAAAAAGAACCGTATGCATAGAAATGAGATGATGTATGAATATAAAAGCTATAGGAGTCTTTCACAGAGGGAGCGAGAATGGTTAAGCGAGAACTATAACTCAGATGATACGCTAATTTATGCTATAGATAATATGATAAACAACCTTAAGATAAACTCCAATAGGCTTATTAAGGTGTTTGATATTAGAAATATGATTGATTCACCTCCATACGACCTTACAGATCATGAGACTTGGATAGCTGACACAGAAAAGAAATACATGGGAACTTCCCTTACATTTTCAAAGACTGACGGCATACAAAGCTCTCTGGTAAATTGCACCTGCAAAGAGATTATCAACGGCAGAACGGGCAAAGTTAATGTTGCTGTTCATATTAATTCTTTACGGGAGTATGTTACTAAAAATGGTAAAAATCCCGGTCAAACAATGGCTTTTCTAAGCGTAGAAGACTCTAGCGCGACTCTAGACTCAGCGGTTATGTTTCCCGATGCATACGATGAGTTCAAAGGTATCATGTATGAGGGCAACACGGTACTATTGTTTGGGCAAGTTTCTAAGAAAAAAGATACAAGTTTGATAATTAACAAAGTGTCTGAAGTCTAGCATAATGCTATAATCTCTTATAGTATGAAATTTGATAGGAGATTAAATGAATAATTGTACTTTAATAGGAAGGTTCGTAGCCGATCCAGTTATAAGAGATGTTGGTAAAACAAAGCTTGTTACCTTTTCTTTGGCCATCGAAGAGTACAGAAAAGACAAAGACGGAAACAAAAAGAAGAGAGTTGACTTTTTTGACTTTGAGGCTTGGGATAGCGGAGCAGAAACAATAAACGAGTTCTGTGGTAAGGGTGATATTGTAGCTGTAAACTGTTCTGCTCGCCAGCAGAAGTGGACTAACTCAAATGATGAACATAGACAGAAGGTAGTTTTCCGTGTCCAAAATTTTAGAATATTCTCAGGCAGAGAAAATGGCTAGTATAGAAGCTCAGATAGATGACAACATAGATATTATTATATATCTCATCACCGAGTTCAATAACACTACAGATACATATGACTTTGAAGACCTGCTTCAGGTAGGTTTTCTAGGCATGTTAAAAGCTATAAACAAATTCGACGAGAACAAGGGAGAGTTGAGAGACTATATCTTCTGCTCCGTTAGAAACTCTCTCATAAAGTTCTTGAAGAAAGAACTGCAGTGGAAAGAGAATGTAAAGCTAGAGCCGAATATTTCTCCTGACTGGAATGACAACTACGAAACCATTGAATTCGACAATATCTTAAAGGCTTATTCTGGCAAGCTTATTCCACTTGAAAGCAAAATATTAGAGCTTAGATTTAGAGGTATGACCAGAAGGCAGATATGCGAAGAAACTGCCTTAACAAAGAATGAATACTACACTTTTCTCTATTCAGCAATAGGAAAGATAAAAAGGTATGAGACGTAAAAAAATTCTTTTCTGTTCAGAGGGGCATTTCCTGCCCACTGGCTATTCTGTATATACTAATCAGATTTTATCTAGACTAGCCGCTGACCCTAGATTTGAAGTCGCAGAGCTTGCCTGTTACACAGACACTGAAGCGGCGGCAAAGCATCAAAAGGACTGGTTGATATTTCCTAATCAGCCACCCAAAAACGCCGAGGACTGGGAATTCTACAAAAGCAATCCATCTTACGAGTTTGGAGACTATACTTTTAACCATGTATTGCTTGAGTTCATGCCAGATTTTGTCATGGATATTAGAGACTGGTGGATGTTTGAATTTCAACAGAGGTCTCCGTTTAGAGACTTATTTAATTGGTGCATAATGCCAACCGTAGACGCAAGCCCACAAAATGTACAGTGGATGGATACCTTCTCTACAGCGGACGCTGTGTTTGCGTACTCTGAATTTGGTAGAGATGTTATGATGAAGCAGTCCAAATCTTTGAATTTCGTAGACCTAGCGCCTCCTTGCGCAAGCCAAGAGTTTTTTCCGGTGAGCAACAAGGAACTACATAGAGACCGTCTAGGCATAGATCCTTCCTGCTTTATATTTGGGACAGTAATGAGAAACCAAAGGCGTAAGCTTTATCCAGACCTGTTCAAAACATTTAGGCAATTTTTAGATGTTACCAAAGCGAACAATGCATATCTCTACTGCCATACATCTTATCCCGACATTGGCTGGCAAATACCCGAATTGCTACAAGAATACGGCTTGACTAACAGAGTCCTGTTTACCTATAAATGCAAAAACTGTGGCGATCTAAGGGCATCTTTTTTTGATGATGTTATTTCTCACTGTTATAACTGTGGCACTTTCAAAAGGGAGCTAGTTGGTATAAACAATCAGCTTGATCGTCAAGAACTAGCACAGATTTACAATCTATTTGATGTATACGTTCAGTATGCTAATTCCGAGGGCTTTGGCATGCCTCAGCTGGAAGCAGCACAGTGTGGTCTTCCAGTAGTGACAGTGGATTATTCTGCCATGCAGTCTGTAGCAAACAATATAGGCGCTATAAAGATACCGCCATTGTCCATGTATACTGAATGTGAAACTGGATGCGAAAGAGCAATACCTAATAATGATAGTTTATTGGTAAATATGTGCGAGCTTTATAGTAAGCCTATAGAAAAACTAAGACAAATGGGATTTGCTACAAGACAAAAGACAAGAGAGAATTATAATTGGGACAAGACTGCAAAAGTCTGGGCTGACTATTTTGACAAAACGCCAGTTAGGGATCATCGTGAAACTTGGTTATCCGAACCCAAGATTTTAGAACCGCTTGCTACATCAGTCCCAGATGGATTAACGATCAAAGAACAGGTTGATTTTATATTCAAAAATATTTATAGAAGACCAGAACTTATTGGCAGTTATCTGTGGCGTAGAACAATAAAGGACATCACTTATAAGTGTACTGCCAACAATACTAATGTTGACTTCTATTTCAATGAATCACACGTAAATAACAATGTTCGTAATTGGCGACCGTTCAACGTAGAAGATGCTTGTGAGCTAATGCTTGGCATGAGAAAAATTATAAATGACTGGGAAAAGGCCAGAGGAGATAAGTTAAGGAGCATGTCAACATGAAAATACTTTACATAGGAAACTATAATGACGGCACAGGCTGGGGTAACGCAGCGCTCAATAATATCTTAGCATTAGATTCTGCAGGAGTAAATGTTGTCCCTAGAGCAATAACCTTTAACAATTCTAACAACACCACAAACCAAAGAATTAAACAGCTTGAAGCGCAGAGCGAGCGCGGCTGTGATGTATGCATTCAGCATACGCTTCCAAATCTATATCACTGTAACACCTCTATAAAAAACATAGGTATATTCTACACAGAGACAAGCACTTTTTCCGAGAGTATGTGGCCTAAATATATTAACTTGATGGACGAAGCTTGGGTGGCTAATTCCCAAATGGTAAGAGCCTCGATTGCTAGCGGAGTAAAAATCCCGACTAAGATATGTCCTCTGCCGATACATCTGGAGGATTATGAAAATGTAGAGGACTGCGCCTCTATCGGGGAGTTTGATGGATGCTTCAACTTTTGTTTTGTCGGTGAATTTGTTAAAAGAAAAAATATAGAAGCTCTTCTGAGAGCTTATCATACAGAGTTTCACCCATCTGAACCAGTGAATCTATTTCTTAAACTCTCCATGCCGGGAGTTGACTCCAACAGCACTCTAGAGCAATTTGACAACTTTGCCTCAACAGTGAAGGCCGGCTTAAAAATCAGAAAGAAGTACAGAAAAGAAGTCGCCATCACGGGCATGCTTGAGAAAAAACATCTGATTTCTCTCATGAGCAAATGCGACTGCTTCGTAATGCCTAGCTTTGGCGAGGCTTGGTGTATACCAGCTTTAGAGGCTATGGCCTTGGGACTACCTGTAATTCACACGCAAGGCACGGGCATGGATGACTTTTGTGTTGGTTGGCCCGTACAGTCAAAATCAACTAGATGTTACCTTGCTAATGACTCACTACAAGACGTTTATACTTCCCTTACATCTTGGAAAGAAGTTGATGTTGAATCATTGGCCTCGACTATGAGGATTGCATACGAGACATATAAAAACGACAAGCAAGAGTGGCAAAAGATGAAGGCTTTAGCTAAAGAGACATCCCAAAACTACACGATAAGAAAGATAGGACAAGCAATGAAGGAGCTTTTAAATGGCTAGCAGAGCTTCACAACAGTCAATTAGATCCATAATTAGAAGATCAACATTGTCGCCTAGTGATAAACTTAATATACTCACCTTTTGTACCCACGAAAGATACGAACAGAACTTGTGTCGTACTGGGCATAACTTTTATTCCATAAATCACGGCAAGACTTGGAACAAAGATTTTGGTAAAATACCGGAAAACTACCAAGAGGGCGATGTTGCGCCTTGGCATGTAAACTTTGATTTAATATTATGTCATACTAGCTGTGAAAGAGTTTCATTGGCAAAGCAGTTACAGGCTTTATTTAATATTCCGATACTAAGACACACGCATGTCCTTCCTGATATCAGGTATGATGTCCCTCAGCAGGTTGATGGATTTAACTCAATACCAGTGGAGCATAACAGCTTTATCTCTACATATAATATGAAACAGTGGGGCAACCACAAGAACCAGAATACATCCGTTATAGAGCATGGTATAGATGTTGATTTCTGGGATAGCGGCGATAACCCAGAAAGAGAAAATGTCTTACTATCTGTAGTCAATCAGTGGCCAGATAGAGACTGGTGTTGTGGCTGGAATCTATGGCGAGAAACTGTCAACTTTTCTTCTCCGTCTCAAATGCCTATAAGGGTTCTCGGAGATAGTCCGGGACTTTCTAAACCGGCAGAAAGCATTGAAGCGTTAAGACATGCGTACAAAAGCTCGTCTATATTCCTGAACACATCAATACACTCTCCAGTGCCTACAGTCCTTATGGAGGCAATGGCCTCTGGATGCGCAGTAGTCAGCACAAACAACTGTATGATCCCAGAAATAATCCAGCATGGCGAGAACGGTTTGCTTGCGGACACCGCAGATGAACTACGCGCATCTTGCCAGTATCTCCTAGACAACCCATCTAAAGCTAGAGAGTTAGGTGAGGCGGCAAAGAGGACAATGCAGGAAAAGTTTAATCTACAAAGATTTGTTGATAACTGGAATACTCTATTTTTTAATGTTATAGATAATTATAGGAAATAAAATGAAGGTAATAATATCACACAAAAATCCGCAACAGGATAGTCATACATGGATACAAGATATATCAAGCCTAGATATTCTCGTAGATGACGCAGAAGCTACGGAAATAATAGTAGACTGCACGCTGTGTACGTTTGACTATAATAACATTGGGCCAATCTTGGGTAAAATAGTTTCTAAACTAAGACTTCAAGGAAAAGTTGTTGTATACGAAAAAGATATTGATATGATTTGTCACAACTACAACAAGTCTGGGATGAACATACAAGATCTAAACAACCTCGTCTTTGAAGAAACACCGGCGGTAGCATGTCTGCTGAATACAGAAGTAATTTCTGACTTGCTAAAGCAGGCGGGTCTTACAATAGAAGAGAAATTCATAAACAATGACACTATGCAATCAATAGTAATTGCAAGGAGAGATAAAAATGCAGCCTGAGTATCAAGTTGAAACATGGTGTAAGAATTGCCTATTTGCAGAATACACAGACAATACGCAAACGGGATGCAAATTAGGTAGACATAAGATTTTTAATCCCGAAGAAAATACAAAAGAAGAAGACGGAGTACATGCTTATGTCTTTGATAGGTTCTGTACGGCTTTTCGTCCAGAAGAGTGGAAGTTGGTTTTGGACGACGAAGAAAAGAAGGACTTAGTAGCGACCGTAAAGTCTGAAATATTTCCGCCTTTAGGAATTTTCATGTTTCTAAAAACTACAGTCCCTAACCCCTTAGCAAATCTTAAAAACAGAATACAAGAGATAAAAGATCAGACGACTGGCAGGCTAAGGTACATTGTTGTTATAAATGATAAGGTCGAATATAATGAACAGATACATAGTATACTTCATGACTCATTTGATTTCGAGGTAACTGAGTTCCACATAGTACAAACTCTAACGCAGCAGAGAAATTTGCTGTTTATAGACGACGCATTTAAACATGCAAAGAATGGGTGGATATATGTAACCGAATCAAACCGGAAGATTAGAAAAGATCTCTTCGAGGCTATTGATAATAACATAAATGTTAAGCTTAATAGAGTCGTTCTTGTTGAACCATCAGACGGTATTCAGGGAATGATTTTTCAAGCCGCTGTACATAAATTTCTTGACGGCAGCAATAGTCCAATAGATCCTGAAACAGGAGAAAAGGTAAGGATAGACTTCATTCAAAAGGTCAAAGCTCTTGCCGAAAAAGGTGAAGAAAAGACAGTGTTTACGCAGGAGGAGTTTTTCAATGACGCTTCCTAGAGTGGCTGTTATAATTTCTAATTATAACTATGGTGACTTTGTTATTGACGCTATAGATAGCGCCTTAAGTCAGGATTATGAAGGTGAGATTCGCGTTTATGTTCTAGATGACGGCTCATCTGATGGATCGTGGGATAAAATTTCCTCTTATGCTGCAGAAGATATTTCATCAATAACAGATAAGCACGAAGTAAACGAACCGTATTATAAAGGTTCTATGGAATCATTTAAATGTAGTGACTTAGGTTTATGGTGCTATCGCATCGAGAACTCAGGGGCGAGCACCGCTAGGAATGTAGCTATGTGGGAGGCTTGGAGCTGGGCAGATTACTTTGCGATTCTTGATGCTGATGATATGTATCATCCCTCGAAAGTACGCAAGCATGTAGATGCCCTTCTCAAATATGAGGAAGTTGGCGTTAGTTACTCAGATTATATTGTACATAAAACACACTACGGAAACGTTGACTACAAGAAATATGAATATAAGTATCCATATTCAATAAAAGAACTTCATCACCATTGTATTGTTCATAGCGCCGGAGTAATAAAGAAAAGACATTTAGAGAGAATAATACTAGACAACAAAGAATTTTATGATAGTGCATTACATGGCCCGGCATCAAAGGGCTTTATAGGATGCACGGAAGATTATGACCTTTGGATTAGATTAGGAGATGTCTGCATGATTAACCACATAGCAGAGCCTTTATCTTTTGTTAGAGAGACAGGGCAAAACCAATCTATGAAGATGGATCAAAATACTTTTATCAACAATATGCAGAAGATTAAGAGCAGGCATGAGCAGATTCATACAAAAAATTAAAAGAGGTTCCCTCACGACAGGAGTAGCTCTCTTATCTGCTGGACTTGGCAATCGGATTAGATCTAATGAACCACGTTCGCTAATAAAGATAGGAGGGAAGTGCCTCCTTGACCTACAAATAGAAGCTCTGTCGTCAATGTTTTCAGAGCCAAACATTTTGGTTGGAATTGGTGTGGAATCTCAGAAGATAATAAAAAGGTTTACCGGGCGCGTTCGTCTTATTGAAAATCAGTTGTACAAAACTACAGGCCCATTTGAAACTCTTAGGCTGCTTGTAAACTCCTCTACAGACGATAGCTTACTCATTATACATGGAGATTTATATTTCAACTCTAACATACTTGATAGTGCAGACTTTTCTAAGTCTTTTATTGTGTCTGATACAACCGGCAGCATCTTAGACAGAGAAGTTGGTATAACATCCGTTAACAATAAAGCTAGTATACTATCCTATGGATTAAAAGATAAATGGGCTCAGATAGCCTTTTTGACAGGCAAAGAGTTAGCTATTCTCAGAAACCTTTGCTGCAAATCAAATGATGACTCAAAGCACCTGCTAACTTTTGAGATAATAAACTCAATAATTAACAAAGGCGGCTCTTTTAAGGTGCATAAACCTGACAAAACATTTATAGTTGAAATAGATTGCATGAAGGACATAAAGAATGAAAATTTTAATATCAAGTGACGGGATGCACGCTCACTACTTCCAAAGGATGGCTTGGGCCAGAGCCTTTGCCGAATGTGGTATGGAAGTGTACTTCTGGGATTCTAAAAACATACCAGCCTTCGATGCGTTTGATAGCTTTGAGCCTGACATATTTATGGGTCAATCTTACAATTTAGATAGAGCCTTACTAAAGTGTATCTACGAAAGACCGCACCTCAAGGTTGGTCTGAGAGCAGGCGACTGGGGAGACTTTACACAAGACAATAGATTCAATGTGCTGTATGCAACAGAACACGAGTTAGAAGTTCTAAAAAGACTGAAAGAAGAGACAGGCAAGCCAGACTTCGTTCACATCCATTACGACCAGCAGGCGGTTGATCAGACTCATTCAAAATATAAGACTATCGGAATTGATGCTAAGTCTTTGATAATGTGTGCTGATGTACAGGAGTATCTCAAGTCTGACTATGACGAAGCTTTGTCTTGCGACATAGGTTTTGTGGGCGGTTACTGGCCTTACAAGGGCATCGTAATAGATAACTATCTGACACCTCTTTGCTATCCTGTTGGCAACTACAATATAAAAATATTTGGCAATCAGCCTTGGACTGGTGTTAATCAGTATTGTGGATATATACAGGACAATAAGGTAAAAGACCTATTTCGTTCCGCAAAAATATGTCCAAATCTTAGTGAGCCTCATGCTCACGAATATGGGTTTGACATAAACGAAAGATGTTTCAAAATATTATGTGCCGGAGGCTTCTGTATTTCCGATAATATTACGTCTATCAGAAATATATTTGACGACAATGGTGTTGTGTTTGCAGAGTCTCCTGACGACTTTGCCTCAAAAATTGATTATTATCTAGAAAACGAGGACGAGCGAGTAGCTATTAGCCAAAAAGGGAGAGAGTTTGTTTTAAACAACCATACTAACTTCCATAGGATCTCTGACATATTACAGCACTTTGGGTATCAAAAAGAAGCTACAGATATAGTAAGCGGCTGGCAAAACGCCAAGGAGTATATAAATGAATAAAGATAAGAGAATATTGATAACAGGCGGCACAGGCTTTTTAGGCAAGGCTGTAGTAGAAACGCTGCAATCAAGAGGCTATACTAATCTGCTTCCAATCGGAAGATCTGTTGACCTTACATGCTACAAGGAGACCCTTGAGTATTTCAAAGTAAAGAAGCCTGATGCTGTGATACACATGGCGGCGACTGTTGGTGGGATAGGAGCTAACAAGGCGAATCCCGGATTATTTATGTATAACAACCTAGTCATGGGTAGCAACACTATAGAAGCATCTAGGCTAACTAAGGTTGAGAAGTTTGTGATGATTGGTACTGTCTGTGCATACCCTAAATTTACACCTGTACCATTTAAAGAGGAAGATATTTGGAATGGCTACCCAGAAGAAACAAACGCCCCTTACGGAGTTGCGAAAAAGGCACTTATGCAGCTTGTGCAATCGTATCATGAGCAGTACGATTTTAACGGCGTTAATCTCATTCCTGTTAATATGTACGGGCCTCATGACAACTTTGATCCTGCCATAAGCCATGTAATTCCAGCACTAATCTTGAGGATCTACAAAGCTATGAAGTTTGATATAGACTCAGTAGAAGTTTGGGGTACTGGTAATGCAAGTAGGGAATTTTTGCATGTCTATGACTGTGCTGAGGCTATCGCCTTGTCGCTTGAAAAAGATATATCTCCAGAACCAATCAACATAGGAACTGGAGGAGAGACTCAGATAAGACATCTCGCTCGCACTATTGCGGATATTATGGGCTATAAAGGGTCAGTATATTTTAATTCTGATTACCCAGACGGCCAACCTAGAAGACAGTTGGATATTAGCCTTGCAAGAGAACAGCTAGGATACGAACCTAAAATAGGCTTACAAGAAGGTCTTGAAACTACGATAGACTGGTTTATGGAAAACAAGGAGGAATTTGATGCTTACCTCAATCGTGTTTAGCAAAGATAGGCCACTACAGCTCGACTTATGTCTCAAGAGTATAAAACAAAACCTTTTTGATGACAATAAGATTGTTGTTTTGTATAAAACCTCTACGGACCTTTATGAGTCTCACTACGCCAAAATTAAGGAAGAACACGACGATGTAGAATTTGTTAAGCAGGGTCATAGCATCTGGTCTTCAATTCTTGAGATAGTGAAAAATGCTTCACCTTATGTGACCTTTTTTACTGACGATGGTATAGTTTTTAGAAAAGTTGATTTCACTATGGAGAACGTCGATGTTGTATTTAACGCACCTCAGCCTCCAGCCACCTTTTCTTTGCGCATGGGGTTAAACTCAAGAACTAGAGATTATGGCGATGGAGAGCAACGAGAAGACCCTGTGCCAAAGCCTGTATATAAATTAGAGGTGCCATCTTCACAAGAGGCTTTTTTGCTTTGGAATAGGACAGGAGTTGGTGTAGGTGGATATTGGAGCTATGCGCTTTCTG